CCATTGACGGTGCGGGGGACAACGCGAGTGGGAACGTAATCACAGGCGGGGTGCAACAGGCGGCGTTGCTCGCGGTCTCTACCGCCAACACCAAGATCGCGATGGCATTTGCGACCAATGATATAGCGGCCAGCATCAACGGGGCGGCGGCGCTAACTGATGGTGCAGCCACGCTGCCGACCGTCAGCGCGGCAAGGTTCGGATCGAACACGTCAAGCATGTTCTCGGGCTACATCCGCCGCCTCGTCTACTTCCCGACCCGCCTAACCAATGCTCAATTACAGGAGATAACAACATGATCGATCACCTTCTCAGGTTCGCATCCGAAGCTGAGGCTATCGCCGCCCTGCCGCGCTTTCGCGTTGGCAAGGGCAAGGACGCCTCCTGGGACACATCCCAGTGCATTCCGGACAGCAAGGTCTATTCCATCACCGGCACGGTTGAGGATAAAGACGGCAACGTTTCTGAGACTCGCGACTATGTGCCCGGCTGGTTCATCCAGGTCGGACTCCAGTCGCAGGACAGCGTGCTAGACAAGATGGCCGGCACGACCATCATGAACCGTGAGAGCAAAATCGCAACGAAGGTTGACGCCGTTGTTTCCGCCAAGACAAACTGGATAGTCGAACCAGTATTTGCAGGAAACTAAATATATACTTACCAATAAATATAAATAAGGTAAAGAGGAATATAAATGTCAATAATCAAGCAAATCAGAACAGGTAATCTAGCGGAAGCCAAGGAAATGATACACAATCGTATTTCCGAAAGGTGTTTCTTTGCCCTCAATGAACAAAAGAAGGTTGTAGCAGCCCAACGCTATGGGCTGGATGAAGGTATATTTGATAGATTTAAGAAAAAAAAGAAGGGAATAATAACTTCTGATCCCTATCTTTCAAGTGCTTCTCATAAAGCAGCCAGAAATACAGACCTGGAAGTAAAAAACGCCAAACGATCGGCTCGCATACATGCCGGCACCTATGTCATGGAAAAAGACCTTTCCAAGGAAGAAAAGGCCGCTGCGCGCGAGGCTAGAATGTTAGCGAGAAATAAACTACCCATGGAAATCGGCCCCAAGAGCGAGTATGATGCCATGGCGGCCGACCATAAGGCCAGACAACTTAAACCAAGAACCCCCTTTACTGGTCTAAAACTAAACAACCTATTTAGAAAGTATTAAAATGGCGCAACTCTTAATAGAAGATAACTTTAATGACGTTGAATGCCTGGTTGAATCTGTGGGTGCTCAGAAAAAGTACAAGATACACGGCGTATTTGCTCAAACAGAGAAGAAAAACAAGAATGGTCGAGTTTATTCCGGAGCCATAATGGAACGGGAAGTTAATCGCTATCGAGATAACTATATTTCAAAGAAAAGAGCGGTGGGTGAACTAAATCATCCAGACACTCCCTCCATTAACTTGGATAGAGTATCACACCTCATTACAGACTTGGTAAAAGACGGAAATAACTACATTGGTACGGCGGAAATCATTGATACACCCTGCGGAATAACTGTTCAGCGATTGTTGGATGCAGGAGTACAACTTGGAGTTTCAACCCGAGGGGTTGGATCACTCAAACCGGCCAATGGATATCAAATGGTTGGAGAAGATTTTTTCCTGGCCACCATTGATATCGTTGCTGATCCTTCAGCCCCGGATGCATTTGTCTCAGCTTTGCGTGAATCGCAAGAATGGGTGATAGAACATGGTGTCTGGAGTGAGAAAATCAGAAACAAATACAAAAAAATGCTAGATGAAGCAACCAAAGAAGATTACGACAGAATAAAGCTACGAGCCTTTGGTTCTTACTTGTCTAATCTTCAGATTTTCTAAATATATAGAATACAATACAAGGGAGTAATAAATGACAAAGAAATCTCTTAATGATGAAATCAGATCAATCGTGGGCGGACAAGTTAACGAAGATAATACTTCACTAACCCCTACCGATAATGATCCTTCACCAAAGAAACGTACAGCGAACATGGCAACACTTGCTCCTGGATCAAAGTTCAAGGAAGAAAAGAAAGCCCCTCTAGGTAAAGTTGTTGATTTGGGTGGCGACACACCAACGGTTATCGCAAAGAATAATCCCGATGCAACTACCGGTATGAGTAAGGATACATCAAAGTCCTCCAAGTCCCAAGTCGGTCCTGAGCCAAGACACAGCCTCAAGGAAGATGAAGATTTCATCACGGAAGATGACCTAATCGAGTATGCCAACCAGCTGGCCGAAGAAGGTCTGGATGAAGATCAAATCGCAGAAGCAATCGACACCATTCTTCAAGATTACGAGGAAGTTCTTTCCGAGGACACCGAAGGTGACGACGATGAAACCGAAGAAGATGATGAAGATGATGAAGATGACGATCAGGACGATGAAGAAATCGAATATCCTGAACTAGACCTTGACGTTGACCTAACCGATGATATCGAAGCCCTGGTACAGGGAGAAGAACTATCTGAGGAGTTCAAGGATAAGGCGAAGTTGATTTTCGAGACGGTTATAAAGGCCCGTCTAACCGAATATCAAGAGAAGCTTGACGAAACATTCAAGCTAAGTCTTAATCAGGCTGTTACTCAAGTTGAAACCCAACTAAGTGAAAATGTTGAGAAATACATTGATTATGTTGTTGAAAACTGGGTTGACGATAATGAAGTTGCAATCGAAACCGGTTTGCGTACAGAATTGACCGAAGAGTTCATTCAAGGATTTCTAAACTTGTGTAGAGAGCATTACATTGATGTTCCTGAAGAGAAAATGGATATCATCGAAGAACTATCCGAAAGAGTTTCAGACCTAGAAGGTCAATTGAATGAAGAAATCGAAACCAACGTTGAACTGACTTCAATCATCTCTGAAGCAAAGAAAGAAGTTGCTTTCTATGAACTAACAGAAGGTCTGGCCGATACTCAAGTCGAGAAGCTTAAGGATTTGGCAGAAGGTATTGCATACACATCCGATGATGATTTTAGTAATGCAGTCTTGACCTTGAGAGAAAACTACTTTCCGGAGTACTTGGTAGTAAACAGAGATGTACAAAATGATGATGGACTATTAGTAGAAGAAGTAGTGGCTAGCCCAACTATCGACAGATACTCAAGATTTCTTGGAACGAAACAATAACAATAGTGTAAAAATGAGATTTACTAAATAATAGTAAATAAGTACATTATTCTAAAGAATACAATAATAAGGAGAATAATCAAATGTATTTGACTGAAAACTTACAAACAAAATGGGCAGCAATATTGGAGCATGACTCAGTATCTCCTATTAAGGACCCATATCGCAAAGCGGTAACAGCCATTATTCTTGAGAACCAAGAAAAGGCAATCTTTGAAGAAAGAGGATACGGCTATCAGGACAACCTGAATGAAGCAGCACCTGCAAACGCAACCGGTGCTGGTATTCAGAACTATGATCCTATTCTTATTTCTTTGGTACGCCGAGCACTACCAAACTTGATCGCTTATGACATTTGTGGTGTTCAGCCAATGACCGGTCCAGTTGGTCTTATCTTCGCAATGAAGTCAAGACACGTCACCCAATCCGGCACCGAGGCTTTGTTCAATGAAGCAAACACCAACTTCTCCTCGCAGAGTTCTGGTGGTGGTCTGACAGGTACAGCAAACGGCAGCGTATCTAACACCAACCCCGTATTTGCACTAACTGATTCCCTATCGTACGGTCGTGGTATAGGTATGACAACCGCTCAAGCAGAAGCTTTGGGTGATGGTACCGCCGGTAATGAGTTCGCAGAAATGGCATTCAGCATCGATAAGGTTACTGTAACTGCTAGAAGCCGAGCCCTAAAAGCCGAGTACACCATGGAAGTTGCACAAGACCTTAAGGCTATTCACGGTCTTGAAGCAGAAGCAGAGTTGTCAAGCATTTTGGCTAACGAAATCTTGGCAGAAATCAATCGTGAAGTCGTTCGTTCGATCTACCGTTCTGCTTCTCTGGGTGCTGCATACGGTACCACAACCGCTGGCACATACGACCTTGACACAGACTCAAGCGGTCGTTGGTCAGTAGAAAAGTTCAAGGGACTGGTTTTCCAGATCGAAAGAGAAGCCAACGCTATTGCGAAAGCAACTCGTAGAGGTCGTGGAAATATTCTGATCGTATCCTCAGACATTGCATCTGTACTTGTCATGGCTAAGGTCCTAGATTACACACCTGCTTTGAATGTTGATCTACAGGTTGACGATACTGGTAATACCTTTGCCGGTACCATTCACTCAAGAATGAAGGTATATATTGATCCCTTCTTCGGTGGTTCATCTAACGGTGATGAGCTGGCAGTTGTTGGATATAAGGGTGCATCAGCATACGACGCTGGTCTATTCTACTGCCCATACGTACCACTTCAAATGGTTCGTGCAACTGGTCCAAACAGTTTCCAGAATAAGGTCGGTTTCAAAACCCGATACGGACTAGTCGCCAACCCATTCGCTACAGTTGCTGGTGATGGTGTTGTCGGTGATAGAAACTACGCACCACAAGCCAATATATACTACCGTATTTTTAGGGTACGCAATATTTCCTAAACGATACCAATAACTTAGCGAAAGACTAAGGAACTAGAGGGGGAATTTCCCCCTCTTTTTTTTATTTCTCATTACTCCATGATTCATTATATCAAAATCTTTCATATATGTCAAGAAAAAGCGGTGCTTTCCCAGGAGAATAGTTGCATGGATTTATCTCTAAATACTAATATGAAAATATACAAAAGAAAATCAATCAACGAATCGGTCAGAAGTCACTTGTCTATGCTTAAAGGTATCGGTCATGATAGCACTATTGTTGACTTTTTGATAAAATACGGTAAGAACTACAATCAAGGAGACAAAACTTATCTTGGTAAACGAGGACAGCAAAAACTATGCTTTATGAATGCCGGTAGGCTGGCGTTAAGTGATCCAGATTTGACATATGTTGAAGGTTATATGGAGTTTTTAGGTATACCCCTGGAGCACGCCTGGGTTATAGATAAACAAAATAACGTCATCGACCCTACACTACCAAACGGTAAGGGTGTGACTGAATATTATGGAGTACCACTGAAAACTGACTGGTTTCAAAAGTTCATTTTGAAGAATAAGTATTGGGGGGTATTTGGTTATAGGAGCCATAAGACATTACTAACCTTAAAACCAGAAACAGGTGTACAAAAGTGAAATTCATAATAGTTCTGATCATACTGCTATCCACCGTAACAATGGCTATAGCCCAGACCGGAGGGGCTTCTGTTTATGGAGGTTCCGATGGGTTGTGCGGCAATAAAACAGCCTCAGGAGAAAAGTTCAACTGCGAAGCATTGACAGCCGCACATAAAACCTTGGCTTTTGGTACCCGAGTTCAAGTAACATATAAGGGTAAGTCAATCGTTGTCCGCATAAATGATAGAGGCCCGTTTGTGGGCGGCAGGATAATAGACTTGTCTCCAGCAGCAGCCCGCGCATTAGGTATTAGAGGACTTGGTACCGTAACATTAAAGGTATTACCATGACAACTAGACTATATCAACCCATAAACGATAACATTCTACAGCTATCCAAGTTCTCGATTATTATACCAAACCTCAAGACCAGTCAATATTACTGTCAGGATGTGACATTTCCTGGTGTTAGCACAACAGCAGCAGAGGTTCCAACACCATTTGTCTCCACATACAGACACGGTGATAAACTAACCTATGAAGTGTTGGGTGTCACCATTATATGTGATGAGGATATGCGAGCCTGGGAAGAAATATACAACTGGTTTCGCAGTTTTACTTTCCCTCATGAGTTTCCCGAGTATAAAGGCACCTCATATCAGGATATCACACTAATCCCCCATAAAAACTCAAACTTGGCCAACTTCAAGGTGAAATATATTGATTGTCACCCAACAAGTCTTTCAGGATTACGTTTCTCCACCAAAACAGGACCTGAACAAATACCAACGTTCGACATTTCAATACGCTACGATACATTTTTTATAGAAAGAACTATATAAGTACTTGACTTTATAGAAGATTTAGACTATAATGTAAAAAATGAGGAAATCCAAACATAATGATAATCACAGATATAGACCAGTTGATTTCAATGTGGGAAAAAGATAGCAAACTGGATGTTACTGAAATCTCGGCAGAAACAGCAAAGATCGGTTCCCTCCATGCGAAATACTCCGGCATCAGAATACGTCATAGACTAAGGGCCTTAAAAGCCAAGACCGATTATGATAGAATGGTGGGTATCAAGAAGTCATACTATAAGGGTGAAATCTCAGACCCCGAAACTCTAACCAAGTACGGTTGGGAGCAATGGCCGCACAATAAGGTGATGAATGCAGCAATGCCCGAAGTTTTAGCGGCTGATACCGATTTGATTAACCTGACACTCAAACGAGCGATACATGATGAGATTGTAGTATTTGCTGAGGCGGTTATCAAGGAAATAAACAGCAGAACATGGCAATGCAAGACGATTTTAGATGCAGAAAAGTACTTCGGACCGGGACCCACCAATGGCTGATATCACGATTAGAAAAATAGACGAGACTTGGATTCACATAGACGCCGATGATGGTATCATTATGGGTCTATCAGAATACCTATCTTTTTTTGCAAACAACTATAAGTGGCATCCATTATTCAAGAATAAAGTATGGGATGGTAAGATACGGTTACTAAATCGGTATACCAAACGATGCTACATGGGATTGCTACCGTATATTGAACAATGGGCCCATGAAAGATCATATAATATTGATGATGCAACCAATGAGTTTCAAAATGAACTTTCAATTGTAGAGGCTGAAGAATTTATCGCCTCACTCAATCTACCCTATCCCTTAAGAGATTACCAACTCAAGTATTTCATTGATGTTATTAGGCGGAAGAAAATACTTGTTATCAGTCCCACCGCGTCGGGTAAAAGTCTCATAATATACGTCGTTATCAGATGGTTGTTGAAAAACAAGTCTGATACCAAGATGTTATTGACGGTACCCACCATTGCCCTTACCAGCCAAATGATTACGGATTTCGAGGAATACGGCTGGACTGAAGCCAGAGAATTCTGCCACCAGGTATACGGTGGTATTGAAAAAGACTCAACCAAGCCAATTATTGTATCAACATGGCAATCAATATACACAAAACCAACAAAATGGTTTTCCCAGTATACAGCTATTTTAGGGGACGAGGCCCATGAATGTGATGCCAAGTCATTGAAGCATATAGTCGAATCATCCACTAATGCAGAATATCGAATAGGTATGACCGGCACGTTAAATGGCACCAAAGTATCCAAATATACCCTTGAGGGATTATTTGGATCAGTCAATCAAACGGTAACCACACAGGGATTGATCGAAAAGGGAGTTCTATCAAAGTTCAAAATTAAAGCATTGATTCTAAAGCACAAATCGACACTTATTCCCAGGAAATTCAATTATCAAGAGGAAATCGAGTTTTTGATAGGATGTACTGCTCGCAACAATTATATCGCGAATTTAGCGGTTTCCCTTAAAGGGAATACATTAATACTATATCGGTATGTGGATAAACATGGTAAAGTGTTGCGAGATATCATAACCGAGAAGCTTGAGGGAACAGGACGTAATGTATATTACATAGATGGAAGCACTGATATTGAAATACGGGAACAGTTTAGAAAGATCATGGAGACGGAAACCAATGCTATACTCATTGCGTCAACTGGTACCTTCTCCCGCGGCTCCAACATCAAAAACCTTGTCAACCTGATCATTGCCTTTCCTAACAAGGCCAAGGTTCGGCTACTCCAGTCCATAGGTAGGGCCCTAAGACCATTACCAGGAAAGGAAGCGGTGTTGTATGATATTGCGGATGACCTAAGGGTAGGTAGCTATGAAAATACAACCCTGAAACACTACATCGAAAGACTGCAAATATATGCAACCGAGAAGTTTGCATACAAGCAATATAAAATTCAGCTTAATTAAGGAGATCCAATAATGGAACCAGAATCTGAAAATTTCGATAATGAAATGGAAAGCGAACTACTAATATTAAGGTTGCAAAATGGAACAGACTTGATCGGCCTTTGTGTCGATGTGCAAGATGATATGGATGCGGATCATTACATTATATCTGTACCATTTGTCATAACCACCTTTCAGGATCGGAAAACTAGGTTATGGAAAATCGGGTTTAAACCATGGTTTTGGGATGCAATGGTGAATAATACCGAACCCTATAAAATATATACCCAGGATGTACTAACCACGGCCGAACCTTCCGAATCATTAACGGATAGTTATATGATGGCTTACAAGGCCTATACAGAATCAATCAAGATTTCCAATGTACTAACACCCGTAAAAAATACTACTCAGGAAATATTGGATACGATGGATAGGTTGGAGCCTTCCATAGATAATAATAAGAACGTGAAGAAATTCGTCAAGAGTGAGTTACGGAAGTTAACGAAACCGCCTGGTAAATAGTACCTTTGAAAAAAAACCCGCGGAGCGCAGCGGAGCATTGTATCGAACGTAGTGAGATACAATCTAACGGGTTGTTACATTAAGTGAAACCTCAAGTAAATCAAAGGGTTGTAACGGTTTCTTAAGGTGATACATTAAGAAACTCTGCTAAGTTTTTCTACTCCTCCTCACTCCGCTTCGCTCCGTTCGTCGTCGTAGGGTTTTATTTTTCTAACGTTATCTACGGTTTTCTTGAGGTCTTTAACGTTAAACGTTTAAGAAACGTTATCTAAGGGGTTTCTAAGGCCTATTATACACAAATCAAAAAACCATGTCAATCCTTAAAATGGAGTTATACACAGAAAAATGAAGAATAATGCAAATTATTATGTTGATAATCAGAAATTCTATGATGAGATAGTGAAATATACCCATAAATGTGATGAAGCCAAAGCGGCTGGTATTATAATACCCCGACTCACTCCCTATTTGGGTAAGTGTATTCAGGATATAGCGATTCGAACCTCCTATTCCAGGGAATTCATCAACTATAGTTTTCGCGAGGAAATGATCGGAGATGCAATCGAGACGTGTCTTAAATATTTCGACCGCTATGATATCGAGGAGCCCCGAAGAAATCCATTTGGTTACTTTACCATGGTTATATGGAGGGCTTTCGTCAGCCGAATTGGCGAAGAAGAAAAGTCTAGATATATCAAATATAAGAACTTTGAACATACTATAATACATGGAGGTATGGGAGATCTATTGGTGGATGATGAAAATCACTTGCTATCTGGTCAAATATATGATAACATTAATCTGTTCATTCAAAACTATGAGGCCAAGCAAGAACGTAAACGCTTGAATCGGTTGGAAAAGAAGAGATTGAAGGATATAGAAAATGCAAAAAATACAGAAACCCTCATTACCAGTGTCAGTACAAACAATAGTTAACGGTATGAATGATCGGGAGAGTTCCCCTCAAATTCGACAAAACTATTATAACAGATTGATTGATTTGGTTCAAGAAATCAATCAAAATATTGAACGATTTAATATAGACCATGACGATAGTCATAACGATAGTTATTATAACGATAGTTATAACGATAGTTATAACGTTTTCCGGAAGCAAAGATGAGTCGAGTAGCCATCATTACAGATTCTCATTTCGGGGTCAGATCAGACGCTCAGAATTTCTATGAATATTTCAAGCAGTCCAACGAGAAAATGTTTCAAACAATAGATGGTCTTGGTATTACCACATTATTGCATCTTGGTGATGTTTTTGATAGGCGAAAATACATCAACTATTTGACAGCCAAGCGCGCCAGAGAAGATTTCTTTGAGCCTCTGCATAAACGCGGCATAACGTGCCATTTTCTTGTTGGTAATCATGATGTTTCCTATAAAAACACTAATGAGGTCAACTCTTTGATAGAAATGCTGCGTGGTTATGAAAACTTTATCGTCTATACGGAACCCACCGAAATTGAACTGTATGATAATAAAATACTTTTACTACCATGGATATGTGATGCGAATAAGAAGGCTTCGGTTGACCTTATTAAAAATACAACCGCGACGATATGTTTAGGTCATCTATCTGTTAATGGATATGAGCAAAACAGAGGTCATATCAGAGAAGGTGCTAATGTTGAAGATTTCAATAAATCGGATTTTAATCGATTTTCTATTGTTGCTAGTGGTCATTTTCATCATAAGTCCAGTGTGGATAATATTCATTATCTTGGGGCTGCTTATGAGTTTACTTGGGCTGATCATAATGATCCCCGTGGTTATCATATATTTGATTTTTCTGATCTGTCATTTACTTTTTATCAAAATCCTTTCAAAAAGTTCCATATGATAGTCTATGATGATATTGGACAGCCGGAGAAGGTCCAAGAACACATCAAAACTACAGATTTTTCATACCTTGAGAACTGTTATGTCAAAGTGGTTGTAGTTGGTAGAAACAATCCCTATCTTTTCGATCTATTCATTGATAAGTTATATAAAGCGAGCCCCGTTGATATATCAATGGTTGAGGATGCGGTATTGTTTGATGATACTGGTGAGGGGGATTTAGATCAGGTTGAGGATACGGTAACATTGATCAGTAACTATATTGATGGTTTGCAGCTATCCTTGGATTCAACCAAGATGAAGTCGATGATGAAGAGTATTTACCAAGAAGCGATGATTTTGGAGGAAGTGTGATAGTTTTCCATACACTAAGATATAAAAACTTCTTATCTACTGGAAATGTGTTTACTGAGATAGTACTGGATAAAGATGCCCATACCCTGATTGTGGGTACTAATGGGGCGGGTAAATCTACCATTTTGGAGGCTCTTTGTTTTGCCTTGTTTGGAAAAGCTTTTCGCCGTATTAACAAACCAAATTTAGTAAATTCTATCAATGGTAAGAATCTGGTTGTTGAGTTAGAGTTTACAGCCGCCGGTAAGCGGTATAGGATTGTGCGAGGGGTTAAGCCGGCCATTTTCGAGATTTATAAAGATGGTAACTTGGTGGATCAAAATGCTTCCCGAGACTATCAAGCTTTCCTGGAAACTACAATTCTTAAAATGAACTTCAAAAGCTTCACCCAAATCGTTATTCTGGGGGCCCAATCTTTCACCCCCTTTATGCAACTGGCTGCGGCAGATCGCCGGTCAATCATTGAAGATTTGTTGGATATTCAAATATTCTCGATCATGAATATCATTGCCAAACAAAAGATGCAATCCAATCGTGAGGTGACTGAGAATACCAGAACAGATATTCGCGTTCATGAGGAAAAGAAACTTCTGATTGAGAGGACTCTGAATAGTATCATTCATAACAATGATAGTAAACTGAACTTACTACGAGTTGAAATGAAGGATTTTACCGACGAGAAAGAAGGTGTTGAGGAAGAAATCATCATACTCAATCAACAAATGGAATCTCTCTTTGAAATGGTGCAGGATGAAAAAAAACTAAAGGAAAAGCATAGAAAGTTCATAGGGTTACAGAGCCAAATACAATCTAATTTGGAGAGGCACCGCCAGGATATTGAATTCTACCATATCAATGATAACTGCCCGACTTGCCACCAAATTATTGAAACTGCATTTAAGGAAACTATCATCACTTCGACGGACCAGAAAGTCTTGACTATTCAGGATGGGCTGAATAAGTTAACTGATGAAATATCCAAGGTCATTGATGATATCGTGACAGTTGATACTTTAGTCGGTGATATCAATGAAATAAAGTCTAATATATCAACGGCTAATGCGAATCTGAAGAATATTATGGCAAATATCGCGCGAATCGAACGTAGTATTGAAGAATTAAATCAGGCCGATTCCTTGGTTTCTGACAGAAAGCTCGACTTGAAAGATACTGAACGTGAGTTGACTAGGACTAAAAAAGGTTTGGAAACTCTTCTTTCAGATAGAAGTTATCTTGAGTTGATACTATCATTGCTTAAAGATGGTGGTATCAAAACCAAGATCATCAAGCAATACCTGCCGATTATTAATAAGCAAATCAACAAGTACCTTGGTGCAATGGACTTTTTCATTAACTTTGAGTTGGATGATAACTTTAATGAATCCATTAAATCCAGACATAGAGACGAGTTTCAATATGGTAACTTTTCCAATGGTGAACGTATGAGGCTCGACCTAGCTATTTTGTTCACTTGGAGAACAGTGGCTAGAATGAGGAATTCTGTCAGTACCAATCTACTAATATTGGATGAAGTATTTGATAGTAGTCTTGATACCAATGGGGTGGAAGAGTTTATCAAGATTATCAAGACTCTGGTGGGGAATACCAATGTGTTTATCATATCCCATAAAGGGGATCAGTTATTGGATAAGTTTGATAAAGTAATACGTTTTGATAAGGTGAAGGGATTTTCAAGGATGATACAAGATGACACACCTACAACAGGCTAAAAAATCTCTTGAGTTGGCGGGACTCGACCAAGAAAAACTATACTCTAGTCTCAGGACTATGGGAAGAAAGCATGTAAAGGGTGCTGATATGAAGGCATCCTGGTGTTGGGAAAACCCCACCAGGAATTATTGTTATGTTGTGTCGGAAATGATTTACTTCTATCTGTCCCCATTAGGAACACAACCAATGTCTTTGGAGGTGTCTGGTGACCCCGGATTACACAGGTTTTTGATATATCCCAATGGTGATATCATTGATGCAACCTGTGATCAATTTCCCGATACTATACAACTCGACTACACAAAAGCAAAAAAACGCGGATTCATGCAAACTGGTGGTAAAGGTCCGTCTAAGCGAGCAAGAATGCTGTCTGAATTGATGGAGCTAAAACCATATGAATACCTGTAATGGACTATTTCAACCAACAGCCGAAGAATTATTAGAACAAGTTGCGGATTGGACAGACCCTCATCCAAAACCTGTGGTTGTTGATCATGAGGGATTTCTAGTCGTCAGGGATGACTTGTTGGGATACGGCTCCAAGGCCAGATTTATTGATAAGTTGGTAAGAGACACAGATTGTGACGAATGGGTGTATGGTGGTGCTACAAAAACTGGTTGGGGACCGATATCTTTGGGTTATGCTTGTCGTAAATACGGCAAGAAAGCCACTATTTTTGCTCCGGCCCGCCGAGTGATTACGGAACAACAACAAAAAGCCATTGATTTTGATGTTCATTTTGAATGGCAGTCGTTCGGTATGTTGAATGTCTGTGAGTCGAGAGCCAGAAAATATCACAAGGAAACCTCTCGATCTCAGTTGCTTCCTATAGGGTTAGAACATCCATGGGTATTCGGTTCTATAATCAAGGTAGCCCGAGACCTTGATGTTGAATTCTCGGAGATTTGGACAGCCGCCGGTTCCGGAACACTTTCTAGGGGATTACAACTTGCATTTCCTGACAAACCTGTTATAATGGTTCAGATAGGTCATAAGCTCTCGGAACGAGAAATTGGTCGCGCGAAACTCCATATATCTCCCTATAAATATGACCAAGCCGTTAGGAAGGGGGAAGAGCCACCATTTCCCTCAGAAAAGTTTTATGATGCTAAAACTTGGAAGTTTATACGAGAGTTTGGAAAGAAATCCGCCTTATTGTGGAACGTAGCGGGGTGATATGGATTATAGACAACAGTTTGAAAGACTACTAGGTATTATAAATGACCGCCAACCTGATGCACTACCAGAAATAGTCGATGAAACCGAACGATCTTGTGATGATTATAGTTTCTATAGGGATTATAATCACTTATACTGGATGATATTGGAAATGCTTCACTACCTTGAAGAAACGTCTTTGGATAAGGACTTTGATGAAGGTAAAGTAAACCGTTGGTTGGGATTTATACAGGGTTCTATGTGGTCTTATGGTATGACTACCATCAAGGCTGAAAGAGAAGCAATAACAGAGTCTAAGGATTGGTGCAAATGCTAATATGTAACATGCCCATGAGCGATATCATGCCATTCATTTTTGTGGTTATACCCACTCTGGCAGTATTGGCAACCTTTGTTTTTGTATTATGTCGGTCTATAATACAGAACACTAAATGATGAGTAGATCAATGAAATACTTTTATGAAAAAAATGATGAGTTGATAAACAGTGACGTGAACTGCAACTTTGAAGATATACTATGGATGGATGAAACCGCCTTCGACAACTGGGTGTTGAGACTTCGCACCTTGGTTGTCGAACTATGGGATACCAAGGGTCTACCTCCCCGGGTGGGATTTAACGAGGCTGATATCATTGACCAGTTTCGGAAGATGATATCATTTCCGGTAGAAGATTTCTTAATCACAAACTTGGATACCAATGAAAGGGATATCATTCGAAACACTAGTATACTTGGTAATGCTGTAAATCAGTGGTTTCCGACCCAAATGAAAACCAGGATTACCACGGGTTCAAGTAAGAATGCAAAGTCGATTTACGATTGGTTTAAGGACCCTGATCTTTTTGATAGGTTTCGGAAATATGCCTATCGCAACCTTAAGCGCGACAGTTTTTACCACTATTCCAGCCCCATTGCTTATGACCAGATTCGCGAATATGGTAATAAAACCTTTCGCGCAAAGTCAATCTCTGAGTTTGTTGAATGGTTTGAGTCAAACAATATTCGAGCCACAGGTTGGGATTATTTCCTATCCCCTGTCCAGGGAAAATATGAATACACAGGTTACAACACAGAGTTGAAGGATCGCAAGAACTTCGTAATCAGTGGTGCTGATCCTGACATTCTAAAAATACCAGAAAAATGCCGGACGATTGTTGATACTAATCTACCAAAGACAGTATATCAAATTCGAGTATTTAAGTATGGGCAGAAGCTATTTCCCCTAGGCTTGAAGGCGTTCAAGGTGACGTTTTCGCAATATGCGGTAAATTTTCCGCCGCTGACGGCTAACTATCTTTACAAGAAATATACAAATCACATTAAAAATCAAGAGGTTATAAGACTATACGACCCATCGGCTGGTTGGGGAGGTAGATTGCTGGGTGCATTGGCTCTCGCTACAAACCAGAAATATTTGTATATAGGTACTGATCCAAATACGGATCATAATACGACTCCCGGTCGAACCAAATATCATGAGATAACTGATTTTTTCAACGAAAACGTTAGGGAAACCAATACGTTATTTGCTGATAAGCAAGAGTCTGAGATATACCAGCTTGGTTCGGAGGTTATCTCAACCAATGTAGATTTCCAGAAACATAAGGGATTGGTGGATATGGTTTTCACTTCGCCACCCTACTTCTCAAAAGAGGTTTATTCGGATGATGAAAATCAATCGTGCCATAAGTTTGGTGATAGCTATGAATCTTGGAAAAAGGGGTTCTTACAACCAACACTTGAAACAGCCGTTGAATGGTTGAGAAATGACCGGTATCTATTATGGAATATTGCGGACGTGGATATCGGAGGAAAGTTCTTGCCTTTAGAAGAGGATTCTGCTAAGATATTAGTATCCCTTGGTATGGAGTATGTTGGTACGATGAAGATGGCCCTGGCTGCTATGCCCGGTGCAAACCGTTTTGAAGTGGTGGGGGAATATGACGAAATCGTCTCGGATATTTATGGAGACGAAACGGTCAAGAAACCAAGACTCAAGGGGAAAATGAAGAATTTTTGTAGGATAAGGGGTGTTACGGGGAAAGAGACGATGTTAAAATTCGAACCTATTTTCATTTGGAGAAAACCATGACTTTTTGGAAAGGATTCCCTTGCGATGACAACTAATGATTCCAAGTGGGATTTGAGATTTTTGAGGTGGATCAACTGTTCGGAAGGACCCCGAGGATGGTCGAAGGATCCATCAAGACAGGTGGCGGCTGCCATTGTAAAGCCTAACAGACGGCTGGTATCCATAGGTTATAACGGTTTTGCTACGGGGGTTGAGGATCATCGGGATCGTTTGGAAAACCGAGATACCAAATATGAACTGGTTGTCCATGCAGAGGATAATGCTTTACTGACCGCGGAACGGGATGTTTCTGGGTTTACAATGTATTCCACGTTGATGCCCTGCTCCAGGTGTGCGGCTAAAATCATCAACTCCGGTATCAAGAAAGTCGTTTGTATTGACGATAACATCATATGTTCACCCGGGGATAGTAAGGTACGTTTCGACCTTTCGGACATCCAGTTCCGCGAGGCTGGCGTACAGGTTGTGAAATATATGTTTTACGACTGAAATATACAACGAAAGAAACCATCGATTCCTGATATGCGGAAAATGCATACCTGCTATGCAAAAATGTCTATTGTTATCCCTCTCATTCTTTGATATGATAAGAGCATGAACCAGATCACACAAAACTCTCAAGGTCAGCTGGCTAAGATTCTCGCAACCGAAAATTTGCGGATCAGGCATCGTTCCACTATCAGTACCGCATCGATGGATATCGTCAATCGAGTATTGTCCCTTCCCATTTGGAAGGATATGTCTCCAGAATTGATTGATATGTTGACGGTACATGAAGTGGGCCACGCTTTGGATACCGATCCTGAGTTGTGGATGAAAATCATCATGTCAAAAGGATTGACTGAGTCCTCTGTCTATAAGGATATCGTCAATATTGTTGAGGACGTTCGAATCGACCGTAGGCAAAAGCGCCGGTACCCGGGCACCAATCGTATTTATACCATTGCTTATGAGGAACTGTGGCAAAGGGATTTTTTCAATCTCGGAAAGAATGGTCGGAACGTAAACTCTCTTACGTTTGTGGACCGTTTGAACTGTTACTATAAGGGTGGTGTCACCAAGAATATCCATTTCTCCTCGGATGAAATGGTTATGGTGGAGCAAGCTTATGAGTTGGATACCCTCCAGGAAGTTTCAGATTTTTCCGAAATGATTTATAAAAAGTATTTCCAGATTTTGAAAGATTCTGGAGTAACCCGCACCAACCTTCCTAACATTGAAATCGCGATGAATGAGAAGGATACAGTAAATCTTGATAAGAAATCGGAGATACTTGAGGACGCTCTTAAGATGCAAGAGGAGTATGATTCGACGGTAGGGAAACCCACCAAGAAGGAGGATCGGCCGGAAGCAACTTTCGATGACGTTGATGAAGCGATGGATAATATACTAGAGGTGGATGAAGAGTCGTTAAAGTCTGATTTGACTGACGCTGATTCTGATGAGGCTCTTGGTATGCTCGGAAAAAAATCCAAGGAAGAGGATACTCGGACCGAGGAAGAAAAAGCCAAGGATCACGAAGATTTTTTGGATCGATTCGAAGAGGAAAAGTTTATTGTTCCAGTCATTACAACAAGTGATGCTTGGCAAGAAAACATGAAAAACGTCATTGATACTGGATATAATATATCATATGTTAAGATGCCCTCTGAGGATATACTGGTTAAGAATTTCGTCCATGATTATAAGCGCGTATATAAGGATTATGATCCTATTTGGAAAAAACTTCGGGACCAGCCAGTAGATATAAAGAATGTATTGCCCTCTATCTATAAGAAAATGAATGATTTTACCAATAAGGAAGCTGGTACTATTTCCCTTATGGTCAAGGAGTTCCTGCTTAAGAAAGCGGCCCGGGAGTCGTCTCTGATTGTTACTACCAAAACAGGTAAGTTGGATATGAATAAGATGTTCTCTCATTCCTATAGTGAGGACATTTTTAAGAAAGCCTTTACTCAACCCAAAGGACAGAGTCATGGTTTTGTGATTTTGCTTGATTGGTCTGGGTCTATGATGCCAAATGTAATTGGCACAATCAATCAGTTGCTGGTGATCAGTAGCTTTTGCCGGCGTCTAAACATTCCCTTTGACGTTTATCTCTTTCGAAATGGCCTGCCTGAACGTACCTTTACTCAAATCGAAAGTGATGTTAGGTTTAACTCATTCCTGTTAAGGAATATGATCTCGTCGAGGATGACTGCTTCCGAATATACTACAGCGATGATGACCTGTTTAGTATTGGGTTATAACCAAGTAGTCTATGGTCCTATGAGTCGTATTGATTCGATGGGAGGTACTCCTCTTAATGATGCACTATTGGTTATGCCAAAAGTCATTAATGATTTCCGCAAAGCCAATAACTTGGAAGTTGTCAACTTTATCTGCCTGACCGATGGTGGTTCGGACGACCTTTCTGTTTCTTCTCCTCAAACGGCGGCCAAGATTATTTTGGAGGATACTGTTCCTGTAGAATTGAACTATGGCACAAGACTTACAAGTCGTATTCTAAAGTGGATTGGACAAAAGACCCAGGCCAACATTATCGGGTTCTTCTTAGCCAAGTCCTATAAGGATGGTCTCTATCCCTATGGAATATACGGTGAAAATCGTGAGTACGCGGCCGCGTGGAAGGAAACGGGGTTTGTGAAAGTTGCCAACCCTGAACTAGGATATGATGAATATTACATCATTAAGGGTGGAACTCCTTCCTCTCGTTTGGATTTGTCTGGAGTTAACGCAAATGGTACTACCGCGGCTATGACCAAGCAATATATCAAAGCCTTGGAAAATAAGGTAAATTCGCGACTCTTGGTTAAGGAGTTTATAGCCAAAGTCACCTCTTGACACAAGTTGAAATATATGTTATCATAAATCTTACAATGGAAAAGGTGAGAAATGCGACAGGTTAATCAGGGAAGTCGAGAAATCTTTATCAGCACAATCAAGGCTGAGTATGGAGATAATACGACGGTCGTTTCCAGGCAGCAGGTCCTGGATGTATGCGAAAAGTATAATCTTCCTCGACCACACTGGCTACTTATCGATAAGTCCTATCGGGCGGATCGTGGAATGTATTACCTAACTCCCAAAGATGTAGGAGACCAATCGGCTGCGGCTAAGCGGGCTGTACGAAAGGCCAACAGGCTTGCTCGGTCTGGCGGAAAGATTATCGTTGGTGATATCGACAGTATGGTATTGCCCAGCAATCCCGGACCTTTTTCAATGGTTGTGCCTGCGACTACTTCTCCCGTTATGGAAGTGTCCCTCTATGGTCAGACCATGAGTGAAAAGATTGACCTGGTACCAGTGGTTGATGTGGCTTATGTACCGTTCGGTAACTATGCCGATTTGCACTCGATTATCAAGTCACGGATTTTTTACCCAATTTACATCACAGGAATGTCTGGTAACGGAAAGACAATGATGCCGGAGCAGTCTTGTGCAAAGCTTGGACGGGAACTGATCCGGGCTAACATTACGATTGAAACCGATGAGGATGATCTTATCGGCGGTATGCGACTGGTAAATGGTCAGACTGTTTACCAGAATGGTCCTGTGGCCATTGCTATGGAGCGGGGCGCCGTTCTTCTCCTGGATGAAGTCGATCTTGGATCGAATAAACTGATGTGTCTCCAGCCTGTCCTTGAAGGTAAGCCTATTTTTATCAAAAAGGCAAACAAGATTATCTATCCCAAGGCTGGGTTCAATATCATCGCCACCGCCAATACCAAGGGTAAGGGTTCGGATGATGGTCGATTTGTTGGTACCAATATTCTGAATGAGGCGTTTCTGGAGAGGTTCTCCATTACGATGGAGCAGACTTATCCGACGGAAAAGGTTGAGGTTGAGATTCTTCTTAATAACCTTCGCCTGCTACGGACAAATATACAGGAAGAGGATAAGGAGTTTATCACTCGCCTGGTGAAGTGGTCCACGGTTATTCGAAACTCTTTCAACCAAGGTGCCATTTCCGAGATTATCAGCACTCGGCGCCTCGTCCATATCATCAAGGCGTATGTGATCTTTGGTGCACGAAAGAAGGCGATTAACCTGTCAATCGCTCGGTTTGATACTGATACGAAAAACTCATTCTCATCCTTTTACGACATGGTGGACGCGGATGCGAATAAGGAATCGCAGGAACTGCCGCCACTTAACGATGTTGTTACTATCGACTTCACTGCCTCCGGCACGCCGCCGACGACGGTGAGTAAGACGCTCGACGACCTGATCGGTGCGACCCCCGGTGCGACCCCCGGTGCGACCCTCGGCGCGGGCTGGACCTGGGCGACCCCCGGTGCGACCCTCGGCACGCCCTGGACCTGGGCGGCGCGCCGGTTGCTCGCCGAAAATTTTCGGCGATTGGGACGCGCGGTCATCTCCACCTGATCGACAATATTTGAGGAATCTTATGAATAAGCATGAATATACGACATGTGAGGTGACCGTTACCTTTACCGTCACTCTAAATGATGCATCCAGAAGCGTACCGTCAAGTCTGGTGTGTGCTGATATTCATGACGGGGTGGTAGCAGCCATCACTGATGAAAATACAGGGTTCTGCGAAGAACTTGATTCAATATTGATTATGATGAAGCGATAACTGACATGGTGTTGGTTATTTTTATGGAGAATATAAATGTCAAGAACCAGAATGAGTCAGAGAGCCAAGGTGTTGGAGTCAATTCCGCATAGTTATCCGGGGATTACTGCATCTCAGATTTCAAACTTGAGAAATGTGCCGCGAGCCAACGTTCTCAAGAGGATTTCCGACCTGCGAATCGAATACGATATTCGTACGAATGTCTCGGATCGATCAGGAGTAGTCCGCGCATATTACCAGATGGTTAGCGGCTAACCTCTGCATATCGAGGGTGGTTGTGGCATAAATAGTCTATATACCACCCTTGATAATGTAGGAGAAAAAATGAATATTGAGATTAACACTGAGGAACTGAGAGAAACTAGAAATTTATTTGTGGCTACTCCTATGTTTGGAGGTATGAATCACGGTTTATATTTGAAGTCTATCCTTGATTTGCAAGGGTTATTTCATGCTCACGGACTGAAGATTAGATTTTCATTTCTTTTTAATGAATCATTGATTACTAGAGCGCGAAACTATATGGTTGATGAGTTTTTGCGTTCTGATTGCACTCATATGCTCTTTATTGATGCTGATATTGAGTTTAATCCAATGGATGTGTTATTTCTATTGGCTTATGATAAGGACGTGATCGGTGCTCCCTATCCTAAGAAATCTATTAACTGGAAGAATATTTTGAAAGCAGCCCGGAACGTTCCGGCCGCAGAGTTGGAAAAGTTTGATCCCAATACATTGAACAATCTAGTTGGTGATTATGTATTTAATCCAGTGCCAGGTACAACTAAGTTTGATGTTAATGAGCCTTTGGATGTACTGGAAATCGGTACTGGGTTTATGATGATCAAGCGAGAAGTTTTCGATAAGTACCGAGAAGAATACCCCCACCTGAAGTATAAGCCAGATCACGTCGGCCAGGCTCATTTTGATGGTTCCCGTATGATCCATGCATATTTCGACACAGTTATTGATCCTAATACTGATCGATACTTGTCCGAGGATTATATGTTTTGCCAAAACTGGAGAATCATCGGAGGACAGGTTTTTCTATGTCCTTGGATGAAAACGACTCATGTCGGAACATATGGCTTTTCAGGAAACCTTCCGATCATTGCGAATCTGACCGGGAGTTTAGGATAATGAAGTCATTTCGAGAGTTTATACAGAAAGTTATAAAGGAAGGAAACCCTTTGGCTAGAATGTATTCTAGGCAGGAAAAGGGTATACATTTCGTTGCTCTATCCACCGAACGACCTGGATTGACCCCTGCTGAGATCAAGTCTAGAAATAAAGAACTGGTTTCTATGGCTAGAAAAGCCGGTTATGGAGTTAGAAAAGCCGAGGGGCGTTATGAGGGAAATAAGGAATCTTCTCATATAATACACGCCAAGGCCCATGGAGATGAAGAAGGATCCAAGGTTGCGGCTTTGGGAATACGACTAGGAAAGCATTTTAATCAAGATTCTGTATTGCATCATGACGGCAAATCTGCTAGACTAGTAGGTACAAATGCAACAGGCTATCCGGGTTTAGATAAATCCGAAACTGTTGGAAACAAGCTAAAGTTTAACAATACTGAGTCCCCCTTTCAAACGGAGTTAAGACCTTCCAAAAAGAAAGCTTCCGCTCGGTTTACGACATAGGTGAACCAATGATTGCGAATACAGATACACAAAAACTGTTAAAGTATATACAAGAGTGTTTGGAAAAAGAACCAAATAAACCTACTGGTATGTACGGCTATCAGGCCTACTACAAAGCCAAAGAACGTGAGTTTGAAAAGTTACAAAATGGAGATAAAAATGATGGTAGAAGCGGACAATAAGGGTTTGCGGTACAGTGAAGGTAAGTTGCGTTATGACTTGTTTCCTCCCGATGCATATGAAGAAATAGTCAAGGTATATACCGAGGGCGCCCGAAAGTATGCTTCTAGAAACTGGGAACGGGGTATGGATTGGAGCCAATGTCTCCGAGCCTTGAAGTCCCATCTTAACAAGTGGGAGTTGGGAAAAACGCATGACGATGAATTGACAGAATGCCGCCATTTGGCTATGGTGGCCTGGAACGCTATCGCCCTTCTCACATATGAACTTCGCGATATCGGTAATAACGATATTCCTGAGATTTACCACCCCGAGGCCTCTGAGAAGGTCGAGGAAAAAGATATGCCGGAACGGGATTTGCATCAGTTTACACCGATTGATGAGTCCGCACCGGATTTGCATCAGTTTACACCGATTGATGAGTCCGCGTATGAACTGGGTATATTAAAGCGATGCTTAAGGCGCGACAAGTCCGGCGCTTATTATCTTAGCAGTCATGTCAATTCCTTCCCACGGACGTTGTGGGTCGACGCGACCCATAGGTTTACCCCCGACGATTATAGGAGTACCACTGATTCTATTACTATTAGAACTTAACTTTTACACAATGGAGTAAATATATGAAACTTTCAAAGAATACACTCGAAACATTAAAGAACTTCTCCCAAATATATGCCGGTGTCGTTCTGATACCAGGCCAACTTCAAAGTACCATTTCCCCTGAACAGACAATCTTTGTTGAAGCTACGATTGAGGAGACTATTCCCACAACCGTGCCGATCTATGATTTGCCTGCATTTCTGGGCATTCTCTCTCAACTTGATGCACCTGATATCGATTTTCAGGGAGATACCTCGCAAGCCATCATTACTGATACGGACGGCACCTCGATTAACTACCTCTACAGTGAGGCTTCTCTGATCAAGACCAAGCCATCTGGTAAGTCGTTGTCGCTTGTTTCGGTGGATGCATCATTTGACTTGACAAAGGCTGCATTATCTAAGATAATAAAGATTGCAAACTCAATGAGTCTGCCCGACGTTACCATTGTAGGGAACACCGGCAAGATATATGTCCGCGTATCCGATAAAGAAGTTGATACTTCCAACTCGGCCACAAAGGAGGTTGGTGTGTTTACAGGCGAGGATTTCGAAGTGTCACTCAAGATTGAGAATCTTGTACTCATTCCGGATGATTACCGAGTTGAATTTTCCAAGAAACAGTTTGCAACATTCGTATCCTCCACTCGAAGCTATGTTATTGCGATTACTAAGTCCAAGGAGAAGTGAAAATGGCTAGAACACCCAAGGTATACAATGATATTGCCAGTCTCAATGATGAGCAAAAGCGCCGACTCAAGGCTGTAATCGGAGAACTGTCCGAGTCTATGAAGCGACGAGATGATGAACGTACTTTTCAAAGTGAAGGTGTTGGAGACATTTCTGATGAACTTGTGATCGACAAGAAAATCGTTAAGAAGCTTGTCAAGACCTTCTATAAGGACTCATACGATGAGGATGTTGAAACGTTTGAAACGTTTGAAACTTGGTACGATTCTCTACTGAAGTAAAGGAAAATATATTATGCGGGTACGTGAATCTGAATTCATATTCACCGAAAAGTACCGTCCTGGTACAGTGGGAGAATGTGTTATTCCCGACCGGCTAAAGACTGTTTTTCAGTCTTATGTTGATAGTAAGCAAGTTCCCAATCTAATGCTAACCGGAACCGCGGGTGTTGGTAAGACAACCGTGGCTATGGCTATGTGTAGTGAGTTGGGTATTAACTATTTGAAGATCAATAGCTCGGATGAACGGGGTATTGATATTTTGCGAACCAAGATCAAGTCCTATGCATCAACAATGAGTCTTGATGGCGGACAAAAGGTCATCATTCTTGATGAGGCTGATTACCTAACTCCCGAAGCCCAAGCCGGGTTACGCGGAGCAATCGAAGAATACTCCAATCATTGCACGTTCATTATGACGTGTAACTACAAGTCCAAACTGATTGATGCTTTACATTCTCGGTCTGCGGTAATCGATTTCAAGATACTTACCAGTGAAGTGCCTAAGATGCAGGCTGAATTCTATAAGAGGGTTCAAGAAATTCTCAAGCTTGAGAATGTCAGTTATGAAAAGGCGGCTCTAGCATCAATCATCAAGAAATATTTCCCTGATTATCGCAGGACTCTCAATGAGTTGCAAAGACTCTCTCAGTTGGGTCCAATCGATGAAAGCGTTATCTCTCAGGTTTCAGATATTCGAAACATCCATGAGTTGTTTGCATTTATGAGGGAAAAGGATTTTGGTAAAGTGCAGAAATGGGTTGTTGATAATGGTGATATTGACCCTTCTGTTATGTATAAGAAGATTTATGATAGTTTGCGAGGGCATCTGGAACCAAGTTCTATTCCTCAGGCTGTCATCACTCTATCCAAGTATCAATACCAGGCTGCATTTGTGGCTGATCAAGAAATCAATCTCGTGGCCTGTTTGACGGAGATGTTGGTTGATTGCCAATTTCTAAACATATAGGTGTGTAATGAAAAACTACAAGCAATGCGAAATGCAATCCCCGGCCGGCCGAACGGTTATTATTTCATGGCTTAATGAGGATATTGCCAAGGTCGGTACTTTGGTTGAAGTGGTGGATTACAACGAAATCTTTAAGATCGTTGATGTTTATAATACAACACTTACAGAACGAGAAGTGAAGTGGGCGGCTTCTCAGGCTGGTAATATAACGAAAGCATCAAATATATAATGGTTGAGATTTTCAAAGACTATATTCCATCAATCCTGCATACAAAGCAGGATCATATGGTAGATGAAGATGCGGGGGGCGGAATACGAGTTCCCCAAGAGGTTGTGGGAGCTGGAGGGGTGAGCATGGAGATTCTTCACGGGGACTGCGTGTCCCAAATGTCGCAAATGTCTCCCGATTCGGTGGACAGCATCGTCACCGATCCGCCGTATGAATTAGGCTTCATGGGCCAGTCCTGGGACAGTTCCGGCGTCGCCTTCCGCCCCGAGACGTGGGCGGCCGCGCTTCGGGTGCTCAAGCCGGGCGGGCACATGTTCGCCTTCGGCGGGACCCGCACCTATCACCGGATGGTATGTGCGATTGAGGACGCAGGCTTCGAAATCCGGGATCAGTTCGCCTGGGT